TAGTAGGGCCATCGTGGCCGGGGCGAATCGCGTTGACTGATTCGATGTATTGAATTCTACAGAATGTATTACAGTTTGTCAAGTGTTATTCAAAAGGTACTACAGTATGAAGTATGTCTGGGCGATTCTATTTATATATTAGACGCACGCACGTGACACATTGTTATACGTTTGTCAACAGCGAGGGGGGTTAAATGGGCGCTGTGGGTGTGGGGGTACGGCAGGGGGCACCCCCCTTATATGTGAGATTCGCGAAGTTACTGTATACACTGCATTCGAGACAAATGCCAAACTCATCTCACCCACTTCGCTAATCATTCTACTTTCATCCCTTGAACACACCCCCACTCTGCAAAACTCCGCCACCCAATCCAACACTCTCCATCGGAAACGCCCCCGTCACTTTTTACTAACCCCTTGCAAAAATTCTACAAAAAATTTACACTCGTCCAAACGCCACTTAATGGTCGCCATGTACAAACCTGACATAGACTTTGGAAGCTCCTTCGCTGAGAACCCGCCCGACTTTGAACAGTTGAAGTACAGGGTGGACGCTGCGTTGAAAACGATCCAGTTTCTCGATCAGGATGTGGAGGTTGATTTACCAGAGCAGGCCAAGGCCCGTGCCGTATTCACACAAGCTCTACCCGAGGACACTCAGGAGCTGCACAACCCCGGTGTGGTTCTCCACCTCAAGCTGATGCTGTCAGAGTATGACAAGCAGGTCATTGCCAGTGCCGCCCAATTGCGCACCTACATTACCAATAAATTGCTGGAAGACTCAGGATCCACAGATCCACGGGTGCGACTGAAGTCATTAGAGTTGCTGGGCAAGATCAGCGACGTGGGGCTATTTACGGACAAGTCGGAGGTGACGATACGCCACCGCCCAACGGAAGAGCTCGAGAGACTACTGCAGGAGAAACTTGCTCGTGTGCTGGAGGTTGACCCCGAAGAAGAAAAAGCCAGACGACCCTTGCCCCAACCCCCTGCAGAACCTGAACCAGTTATTGAAGACACCCCCGTGCCCAATGAGCGCGCCGCACGTAAGAGAGCCAGGAGAACGACATAACAACCATTGCATGGGACGGCACTACCTTAGCCGCAGACAAACTCCGTACATTTGGCACGACCCCAGTACGTACCACCAAGATGTTCAGGTGCACATACAAGGGTCTCGATGCCATTGGTGGGTGTTCAGGTAATGCGTTCGAAGTTGAACGATGGAAGGAATGGTTCCTTGGTGAACGGGACCCAGCAAAAAAGCCCCAGGTAGGAGATAACTTCCGAGTCATGCTGGTATGCGCTGGTAAGCAGGTGTATTACGCCATGGCAAGCTATGAGTTTGTTTTTGTGGACGTCCCTCGGTTTTCCACAGGTTCAGGTGCGGATCATGCAGATGGGGCTATGGCATTCGGGGCTACAGCAGAGCAGGCAGTTAAAATCGCTTCACAGTTTGACATCTACACAGGCAGCGAAGTAGATACCCTCAGGCCACTGGGTACTGAATGAACCGCGATGACCTGGCCCGCATGATGCAGGGGATGACTCACGAAGACATGCTCAGAACGCTTGAGCTGTTGGAGGAGCTCGACACCCGTAAACGCGTCAAGATATGCCAGGAGTCCCTGCACGCATTCGTCATGCATATGCAGCCCGACTACAAGATGGGCACTCACCTGCACAAGCTCTATGAGCTGCTCGAAGACGTTGAGATGGGTGAACGAGATCGAATACTCGTAAATTGCCCACCACGCTTCGGGAAATCTATGGCTGTTTCCACATATTTTCCAGCGTGGTATATAGGGAATAACCCGACTCATAAAATCATTATCGCATCCCACACAGCTGACCTTGCAGTGGACTTTCTTCGCAAAGTCCGAAACCTCATGCAGTCTGATGAGTACAAAGAAATATTCCCTGATGTGAGTGTCGCTGCTGATGCGAAAGCTGCGGGTAAATGGAACACCAACCACGGTGGCGAAGCGTTCGCCTGCGGAGTTGGGGGTGCCTTGAGTGGCCGGGGCAGCCACCTTTTGCTGATTGATGACCCGTTTTCAGAGTCTGCAGTCATTAACGGAAACTATGAGGTTTTCGATAAGGTGTATGAATGGTTCACCTACGGAGCGCGAACCCGTCTCATGCCTGGTGGCAGAATAGCGGTGATCCATTGTTTGGTTGGGGGCACTGAGATTACTATGGCCAATGGTGCAACAAAGAGATTACGGGATATCAGGCCTGGGGATATGGTGGCCAGTTACGAGAGGGGCCTACTCCGACCCGCTAAAGTCCTTAATTGGAAAAACCAAGGGATAGATCGTGTATATACACTGGTGATGAAATCAGGTAATATACTCCGTGGGAATGAACGGCATCCGCTGTTAGTAGACCTCAACGGAGTAGAAACTTGGATCAAAATCAAAGACCTGAAACCCGGCATGTCACTTGTATCAATGAAGGCTGCGAAAAACTATCCCGAGCCACAACTGTGCGGGGTATGTGTAGAGGGTGCCAGATTGCGGCGTTTGCAGTTAAGAAAGAAGCTGGGTGGACACCCCCTACTAAACAAGACTACCAATGCCTTACAGAAAATTGTACAAACTTATCTAAGGCCAAAACTAGGCAAGGTTTATGCAACGCATGCTTCGCCCGACAGAGCTACCATAAAAAGCACCCAGACGCCCCCTATCTACCAATGGGCCACCACGGGAAATGGAAAGGGCTGGTTTGCCCGACAGAAGGGTGTGAGAGACCGGTTCAGTCTAATGGGCACTGCTCTCCCTGCGCTGGCAAGATATTTTTACAGAAACGCCTCGCCAGAGGTGACCAAGTATACTGCCCAGCCAAACGACGGCAGTCCCACCTCAAAGCTCGATACGGAATCGACCAAGAGCAATACCTTGCTATGTACACAGCCCAAGAAGGACGGTGTGCTATCTGTCGTGAGGAACCTCACGAAGGTAATACACCAAAGGGTTGGAAAAACCATAAACTGGCTGTCGACCACTGCCACCAAACAGGGAAAGTCCGAGCGCTACTCTGTAACCCGTGCAATCTTATCGTCAAAGACCGCAACAGCATCGACGTATTGCAAAGGGCCATTGAGTACATTGAGACCCACTCTAGACGAGATTCTGAGCATAACCCTTGATTCTGAGCAAGAGGATGTGTTTGATATACAAGTGGAAGGTACGGAAAACTTTATCGCCAACGGGGTAGTTAGCCATAACACCCGCTGGTCGCAGCTGGACCTCACAGCCCGTTTACTCAAAGACGGCGCGCTAAACAAGCAAGCAGACCAGTACGAACTGTTTGAGTTCCCGGCCATCCTGAACGAGGGTACACCGGAAGAAAAATCCCTCTGGCCAGAACAGTGGACGTTGGACTCACTCAAACGCACGAAAGCGTCCATGCCCCTGTTCCAATGGAACGCTCAGTACCAGCAGAACCCGACCAACGCTGACAGCGGCATCGTGGTTAAAGAATGGTTCAAGATATGGAAGAAGGAAACCCCACCCAATTGTGAGTTCATAATCATGGCGCTTGACGCTGCAGTCGAGGCAAAGAAGCGCTCGGACTTTAACGCCTTGACAACATGGGGGGTGTGGTTCAATGAGACCACCAACCGGAACGAGATCATCTTGCTGAACTCATTGAACTTCAGGGCGGAGTTCCCGGACCTGAAAGACAAGTGCCGGCAGGAGTATGACTACTGGCAGCCAGACTCATTCATCATCGAGCAGAAAGCCAACGGCGCACCACTGATCCAGGAGTTCAGAGCTGCGGGTGTTTACGTCACACCGTTCGTTCCACACCGTGGCACGGGTGATAAGACAATGCGGTTGGGCGCGGTAGCTGATATGATAAGGGATGGGGTTGTGTGGGTGCCAGAGACCCGGTGGGCTGAAGAGTTGGTGGAGCAGGTGAGCTCCTTTCCATCTGGAGCCCACGATGATTTATGCTTGGTTGGCGATACACTGATTACTATGGCTGATGGGAGTAAGAAACCTATCTGTGAAGTAGCTGTGGGGGAATTGGTGTGTACTCCATTTGGTCCCTGTAAGGTTTTGGAGTCCAGATGTACGGGGGTCAAGCCTGTGGTCGAGTTTGCTGGTGTAAGAGGTACAGCCAATCACCCCATAATGACTACGAAAGGATGGAAGAACCTTGGGCAACTAAATCGCAACGATGTTATAATAGACGAATCAACACTACGAGGTTCGTCATGGCTAAAAGCAAAACTAATTCTGAGTTGGTGGTATTTAATGGAAAACGTTACAGGCGCTACCCAGACTCTAAAAGAAACCACTTACGGAACTATTTTGGACGCGCTGGCGGGTTTGGGTTTCTCCATCGGGATATATGGGAGCACGCTAATGGCCCTATCCCAGAAGGCCACCACATCCATCACAAAGACGGGAACAGCCTTAACAACAGTTTGGAGAATCTCGAATGCATTTCTGCGCAAGAGCATTGGGATGAACATAGGGAGCAAAGAGTCGAGCTTGGCAGAAGTGAGCAGTTCCAAAAACACCTCGCTGAGATCAGACCACTCGCAGCTAAGTGGCATAGCTCTGAGGAAGGGCTTGCCTGGCATAGAAAGCATGCAAAAAACTCGCTCCACAAAGTCTCCACTAAAGGCAAAAAGAAGCCTGTCAAGGAGCGTATTTGCGTGCGTTGCCAATCTGAGTTTTTGGGGACCCCCAGAAAAGACTACTGCAGTACAATTTGTTGGGGCCAGTTTAACCGAGAGAAGATTAACGCAAAAAATTTGGCTACCCGAGAAGGAAAAATCTGTGACCAGTGCAAATGTGTGTATACCGCTGCAACAATCCGGCAGCGATTCTGCTCCCCTAAGTGTAAAAGCGTACACAACAACGCACTGGCCAAATCCCGTCGAAAAAGTATACAACCTGAAAGTTGATCGGTGCCCATGGTATTTTGCAAATGGTGTACTGACCCACAACTGCGACGCCCTCACCATGAGTTTAACCAGAATGCGCCAAGGTGGTTTCGTAACTTTGACTAGCGATGAAGATCAGGATGATGGACAATACGAAGGGCGTGTCGCCAAATATTATTAGAGGCTCAGATGATTGATCGTACACCTACTCCCATGTCATTACCAGAGGGTCTCGAACCGGACCTTGAGATAGAGATTGTCAACCCGGATGACGTGACCATGTCTGTTGATGGGGTGGAGATTGACCTCATGCCAGACGCACCAGATACATCAGGGGAAACCCACGAATCTAATCTGGCAGAGTTCCTTGACGACGACACCCTCAACATATTGGGGATGTACCTGCTAGAAGACGTGGACAATGACATCCTATCCCGATCAGCCTGGTCAAAGACTTACGTTGAGGGGCTGCATACACTGGGCCTGAACATCGAAGAGCGCTCAGAACCTTGGGCAGGAGCGTGCGGTCTCACTCACCCCATGTTGCTCGAAGCAGCAGTCAGGTTCCAGTCAGAGACCATCATGGAGACATTCCCTGCGGGCGGGCCGGTTGGCGTCAAGATAATTGGCAAAGAATCTGTAGAAAAACTCGCGGCCAGCAAGCGTGTCAAAGAGGATATGAACTACCGGCTGACCGAACAGATGCAGGAGTACCGGACAGAACATGAGAAGATGCTGTTCAACCTGGCCTTGGCCGGTGCCGCGTTCAAAAAAGTCTACGACGATCGAACTCTAGGTCGGCCAGTCAGCGTGTTTATCCCAGCAGAAGACCTGATCATGCCCTACGCGTGCTCAAGCGTTACGCAGGCGTATAGAAAAACCCACCGGATGAGGAAGACCTGCAACGAGGTCAAGAAACTGCAGATTCAGGGGTTCTACCGGGAAGTCGAGCTCCCCGAGCCCACCATCATGACCAACGAGATCGAGGAAGCCAAGGCCGACAAAGAAGGCGTGAGCATCACGGATGATGACCGACACACGCTGTACGAGATCCACTGCGAGATGGACCTGCCGGGCTACGAAGATGAGGATGGTGTCAAGCTGCCCTACGTGATCACTGTCGATGCGAGCTCAGGGATCGTGCTGTCAATCTACCGGAACTGGCTGGAAGACGACATATTGTTTCTTCCTCGCCAGCATTTCACAGGGTATAGCTATGTAACAGCGAATGGCGCGTATGGGTTTGGGTTGATTCACCTGGTAGGCGCACTGGCCAAAGGGGCCACGAGTATCCTCAGGCAGTTGATTGACGCGGGTACACTGTCTAACTTGCCGGGTGGGTTCAAAACCCGTGGCGCGCGTATCAAAGGCGACGACTGCCCTATCATGCCCGGTGAGTTCCGGGATGTGGACGTCAGCAGCGGTACGCTGAAGGACAGCATTGTCCCACTGCCATACAAAGAACCAAGCCAGGTGCTGTTTGCGCTGTTGAACGCAGTGATTGACGAAGGCCGCCGACTCGCTGCTACCGCTGACATCAAGATCAGTGACATGAGCGCCGAGGCTCCAGTGGGTACCACACTGGCCCTGTTGGAGCGCCAACTTAAAGTCATGGGTGCGGTTCAGGCCCGAGTGCACGCCTCGATGAAAGAGGAGTTCAAACTCCTCAAAGCTGTGATTCGTGACAATGCTCCAGTAGCCTATGAGTACGAGCCAGACTCAGGAACACCGCAGGCGGCGCAGGCTGACTATGACATGGTGGATATCATCCCGGTGTCAGACCCTAACGCGTCTACAATGACACAGCGGATCGCGCAGCTGCAGGCGGTTATTCAGATGGCCCAGATTGCACCGACAGTCTATGATCAGGCGGAGTTACACCGGTCAGCCATCGAGTTGATTGGCCTGCCCAATGCAGCGAAAATAGTGCCCCTTCCCACAGACAAAGTTCGCAAGCCCAAGGACCCGGTGAGTGAGAATATGGCGGCCATGGTGGGGCAGCCCTTGAAAGCGTTCCAGTATCAGGACCACAAGGCCCACATCGCAGCGCACCAGGCGTTTCTACAGGACCCAGGCATGCAGCAGATTCTCCAAGGACCTACAGGGCAGACCATCGGGCCATCTATCATGGCGCACATCCAGGAGCACATGGCGTTCCAGTACAAGCAGGAGATTGAAGCCTTGCTTGGGTACCAATTGCCTGATGACGAAGAAGGTATGAGTGAGGAGTTGGAGAAACAGATCAGCGCGGTCATGTCTCAGGCGGGTACAGCGTTGCTGCAGCGTAACCAGCAGGCCGCAGCGCAAGCTCAGGCACAGCAGGCCGCGCAAGACCCAGTCATCCAGGCTCAACAGAAAGAGCTGGAGCTCAAACAGCTCGAGATGCAGAGAAAAGGCAAAAACGACCAGTATGACTATGACGTGGCACTGAAACGTCTGGAGCTGGAGGAGCAGAGAATTCAGCTGGAAGACCAGCGGATACGGGAGAAACAGCGAGCCCAAATTATTAAAGACGCTGCGCAGTTAGAAATACAATCAAGGACACAGCCATGACTGAGCTTGAGTACGTTCAGAAGGAAGTAAAAGAAAAGATCGCCGGGCACGAACATGCGCTCTTACGGGGGCACATCAAAAATATGGAAGAGTTCAGCCGTTTACAGG